GAGGCTTGTTGCATTGAGGCGCGTAACCTGGGCATTCGTGCCGGAGCGAACACGGCACATTGGGTAGCACAAGATACGTTTGGTGGTCGTTGCACACGTGACCACAAGGAGAAGGCTCGTGCCGTCCTTGAGTCTATCGAGTCGTGCGACCATATGCATATGGACGTGACGTTGCCCAATCTCTCTGGCGAGTATGCTGATGGTCTGACTCCGATGGGTTTGCTTGAGACAGTTAAGCAGTATCAAGACGTTGGCAGAGGTATGCACGAAGCAGAGGTAGACGAGGCGCTGGACGATATCTGCCAAGCCTACGAGGATGGCGTAGTGGAAGGGTACGAATGGCAATTGGCTATCCTCGCCAAGAGTACGCTGGAGTAGGTAGGTAGGTAGGTACATAGGTAGGTACACACGCACACGCACACACGTGTGCTTGTTTGTTTAGAGCTGCCGTCAGCACGTCAAGGCCGGCGACCTGGCTGTCGTGTGGTCGAGCTGCCGTCCGACGATCAGCACGTCGTCCGCACGTCCGGCACGATTTACCGACCTGGCTGTCGTGTATCCATAACGTAACTACGTCGAGGCCGGCAAGACCTGGGTAAAGTATGTGTTGACTATTGCTTGCCGTGTCCCTCAATCAGAGACGCACAACGCTTACCTATATGTCTGAACGAATCACAAAGGCGCGACTCGACGCACGAGTAGCCATACTAAACTCAATGCTCCGGCTTCCTGCTGTAGCCTACACAAAGCTGCCGGACGGCACGACCAAGCAGAACGAGGGACATATTTATGTCCAAAGCGTCTACAATGGTTACTGCATCGAGCAATTTTGCGAGTCTGGTTCTCGCAACGTCCGTGAACGTATCTATACGGCAAGGGAGTGTTGGGAGGCTCTTGGGGGTATCATTGAAGGTATCTACCTTACGTCCAAGTACTTTGACCTGTACAAGAAGAAGGAAGACGTAGACGCTTCCGATCTCAAGTAACCCTTTCCCCCCCACACACAACACACACGCATATGAGCAAACAAACCGAAGAACAACACCAAGCCCTTAACGAGAAGTTTAGGGAGGTAGAGTCTGCCTTCTCTATGGCACGACTCTACAGCAACCAAGCGTCCTGCCGTATGGCATCAGAAGAACGTCGCTTCATTGCGTCCTTCCTCTTTGGACGTGCTGTCGCCTCCGTCTTCCTCTCGATGGATTCGGGACAGTTAGCCTCTGAAGCCTCCGAGAAATTGGCAGACCTGGCAGAAGCCTCACACAATGACGTGTGCAACGTCGTATGTGGCGCGTACTGCTTTACGTGTGCAGAAAGCACGTCCTGCCCCTGCAACGTCGGAAGCATCGAGACGCTCGACGTGTACGACTCAATTTTGCAAGACCTGGCTACAGAGCAAAACGGAGGCAAGGAGGCAAAGCCCTACAAGTCTCTCGTCGAGTCACTCCGTCCTGTTGCTGACTTCCTTGTGGCAATCGCAACAGTCGAGGGTGACTACCAAGCCCTTGAGACGGCAAACCGAATCCGTGCGCTGGTAACTGCGTGACGTTTGCAGTCGTTCTGCTCCTTGTCCTGCTTTGGTTCGGGACACGGAGGTAACTCAAGGGGAGCAAGTCGCTCCCCTTTTTTGTGCCTTTAGCTGCCGTCGCCGATCTGCCGGAGGCGCGTAGACTTTTTAACGTCCGTTAGTAAATAATGCTTGAGTTTACTGATTTGCGTTTAGACGTGCCCAGCGTCGTCCTGGTGGCTATTTACTCTTTAGGCGACCCTACCCCTTCACCACACAGTAAACCAGCCTTGTAGGGCAATTGTGTAAGGACGTAAATTGCTGATAATCAACGACTTACAAAATGTGTAAAAAAGTGTAAAAACGTGCCCAAATTGCTTAATCATTACTAAACTACATAAGATTAAAATATTATACACAAAAAGAAAGAATGACTTGACTTCGCTATTTACTTGACTGCGACCTGGACACGCATTCCGACCAATGTTTACAGGGGTTTTATGAGCTGCCTCCACAATTGACTTTAGAGACACTTTTAGAGGCCGGCGTGATAGTTAACCCTAACAGTAAACAAAACGTCTCTACGGGCTTGAGAACCCCCTCAAATGCGATCTGCCGGAAATTAGTAAACTTTGCTTGTAAAGACCTGGCTAAAGGGGACAATTATCGACGCACAACGCACAATATGGAAACACCCCCCACAATGACGGAAGCCTTCTTGGGCTTCCTTGTTTACTGTCTCGTAACGGCGGCGCTGGTCGCCATTCCCCTCCTAATGGTCTACTTCCTTTCCTAATATGCTCTGCACCATTAAAGAAGACGCAATGGGAAGCCTTCACGTATGGAAGGGGGACGTTACTCCTGTAGGCTATAAGTACACTTGGCACGCAGAAGGACGTGAAGCAGACCTTTACGTGCAGGAGGGAATGGGAGCAGAAGAATTTAGAAGCGAATTGAGCAAGACCAAGCAAGCCCAACTGCGTAAGGGTTACGCCATTACTGCACAAATCTACGACGAGTACTTCCCAGAATGAAAAATCCACTACACCGAAAGACCAAGCAAGAGGACGCAGAAGCCCTTGCTCTCGCTCTGATTGCCTGTTGCGCGTACTCTAACTCTGCTCTGACGGAGGAGGGTATCTGCATAGAGTTTAACGAGTATTATTACAGAGTCGCAGAACACTACATCAATATCGACGACACGCACGACAAGCCGGAAGACCTGGAGCGTGTCGCCTTTATTCTTGAGACGCTTGCTAGCCAATTCCGTACTGCTGCGGAGAACATCAAGGAAGAGAAGAACAACGGAGACGACGACGACGAGCGTATGGAAGCACGTGAAGAGGAGAGTCGCAAAAAGTAAGAAGTAAACGCTTACCCTCCGAGTACTTACCAGAATGAACAACCCTACACCCCAAGAGGTGCAAGCGTACGTTGCACAAAAAAAGCAAAACCTGGACGTATGCTTTACGTACTTCTGTAGTAAACCTCCGGCGTTTGCGCGTACTCAAATCCGCCTTTTAAAACGAAACATAGAGGAAGCAAAGCAAAGGGGGTTTGAAAATTGGAAAGCACGTGCCGACGCAGAAGTGGCAATCGATTTATACAAGAGCGTACTACAGTGGCACAAAAATAATTAAGCAGTAAATGAGTACGCTCACAAGGGAGGCAAGTAGCCTCCCTTTTTTGTGCCTTGGTAGGTAGTTTGGTAGGTAGGTAGGTAGGTACACGCACGCACGTACGTACGCACACGCCCCGGCACGGAGGCGCGTACACGATCAGAAGGCCGGCGACGTCCTGGACACGTCGAGCTGCTTTTAGCTGCCGTCCGCATCCACAAAACACTTACGCACGTATCCACAAAATCACGACTCCGGCACGTATCCAAAACTTCCTTACGTTTATGATCAAGACGTGCCAAGACCTGGGCTTGACGTGAGCGCGTAACTCCACACAGTAAACAACGCACAACGCACCATATGAACAAAACCACAAAGCAAGCACTCACTCACTCCTTCCTTCATTCTGCTTCTCGCACGATCAACCTCGTGCGTGAGATGGAAGAGGCTTATCTCAACGCAGTAGAGCGTCGCAACGACGCAACCTTCCCCTCCACTGCTTACGAGAAGGCAGAGCAGGAAGTCGAACGTATCGAGCGTGAAGCGTCTCGCCTCATCTTCGGTAAAGACCACGCTCTGTCCTTCTCTCAATGCCTGGAGGAAGCAGACTTGATGCAGAGCGAATGGGAAACACGCTCCAGCGTCTTTATGGCTGGTATGGGAAGACCTCACGCAGTCGAGAAGGGGACGGACGTATATCGTTATCGAGGCTCTTGGGTTGTCTTACGCTTCCGCATCGAGAATGGTCAACCCACTCTCTGGTTCTTGCACGTGCCGGAGAGTGTCATCGTTCCGCAGACCTTGGGCTTCTAGCCTCCTGCTACCCACAAGCAGTAACCCAGGAAGTAAACACATAAGACAATGGACAACGCTCGTAACTACGTCACATACCTCAAGCCCAAGAACGGAGACAGTACGCGCACCTATTCCGTGCGTTACCTCTGCCGATCTTCTGGCTGGATGCACCACTACAAGAGCAACGACAAGTTAGAGGCTTTTCACTACACCAAGGAAGAAGCAACACGACACGCCAACGTCTGGAATACGTTCGCCTATGACTCTCCCTTGAGGGCTTACGTTGAACGTGCGTAAGTAAATAGCCAAGACCTCGACAAGCCTCCGCTTAACTGCGGGGGCTTTTTTGTGCCTATTCATTGCCTCCACCGATCTCAAATGGCGGCGCGTAGACCTGGAGTGACCCGTTGCACGTGCCGGAGTCTGTAAGCAACAAGTCATTACGTGCCGGAGCGTGACGGCAGCTCTACGTATCCAACAAGTCACTACGTGCTGTAGTTAACTTATCACTACGTGCTGTATGTGAAAAGTCATTACGTGCTGTATCCGTTTTATGGATACGGAATATAATATTTCTTGTAGAGAATATAATAAAGTGATGGCTGGATGGATTATAATATTTCCTGTAGACTTTATAATAAAGCACGGAGGCACAACGTCCACGCGCCTCGACGTCGAAGGGGCGGGGGGATCGCCCCAGGGGAGGGGGGTGGCAGCTCAAGCGGGTTAACCCATCTACACTTTTTCTGCAATAAGCCTTACTTATGGAGTCCAGTGGAATATCTAATGGAGGTGGATTGGTTATGAGGTAGGCTGATATGGAGTATTAGGGAATCTAATAGGTCTTTGGAATGTGGATGACTGACTTGACTGGGTATGGTGTCCCCCCTTAATAATCCCCCTGTCTCCCCCCTCAGTCCCCCAAAGGGGGAAGGGGTTATTCTCGTAGAGAAGCGGAGAGATAACCACTGGGAGACAAGTTGACGAAGTCCTAACTTAAGGTTAGATCGTTGGATATGGACATTAAGATTATCAAGGAAGCGGAGGTAATCCGGCTTACTGGATTGAGTAAGGACGAGATGAAGGAGTGGCGTGGTAGGCTTGAGGAGGGTCGGCATTGGGTGCGTGTTCCGAGCAACAGGCCGAAGAAGTTATGGGCTATTGGTTGGACGGAGGCCGGTGTCCAGGCGTTGAGCAAGGGCGCTGACCTTGGGGAGCTGCAGGACGATCTGGACAAGAGCCTGGAGAAGCCGAAGGAGTTCTTTGGGGTGGTGAAGGCGAAGTACTTGAACAGGCGGATTCTGCTTTGTGATATTGAGTATGATAAGGTGAAGGTTGAGGCTAACGTATTGGTGCGTGATAGCCGGAACTTTGTGGTGGGTATGCGAGTGCCGTTGAGATCGGATGGGGGTCGCTGGGTGGCGGCTAAGCATCCTCGATTTGGGGGGCGCTGGTAATGGACGACAAGCCGAAGAAGCGGAGGAAGAAGGTCAAGGTCAACGAGGTGACTCATAGCGACGAGCAGCTGGAAGGGGCGATGTTGGATGCGTTGACTAAATTGAAGGGGTATTGTCCGCAGGGGGTCATTATCTTGAACTCCAGGTCGGACAAGTGGAAGGTCTTGGCTTTTGGCGGTGGGAACAGTAAAGAGAACTTCCATACGGTACTGGGAGCTGCTCTTGCAGCCGGGGTGGTAGCCTTGGAGACTGGGCCGGAGAATGCGACGGAGTGGGATGCTTAAACTTTTGCCTTGGTAGCACAATGGCAGTGCGCCTGTTTTGTAAACAGATGGTTGTCGGTTCGACTCCGACCCAAGGCTCTCTTTAAATCAGCCATTTACTGTCAATAAGGTGGACTACTTGACAAGTTATCCACATTAGTGAGACTTATGGCACTATGAAAATGAAGAAGCACGGTATGAAGCACGAAGGCAAGGAATCCAAGGGCAAGGAGCGTGGCGAACACAAGCGTCCTGGCTATTCCAAGATGGAAGGTTTTGAGAAGGCTATGCACGGCAAGAACCGTGGTCCTGGCTTCAAGTCCTACGGCAAGTCCAAGGGCGGGATGTAACGGCTATGTTCCCATTCGACTCTGACGAGGACGAAGAATGGGAAGAGCCGGATGCAAGTGAGATTGCGTCCATCATCTTTTTGCGGACACCCAAACCACTATGGCAAACTACAAAGGCAGGAAGGTCACACTCAATCGTCCGTTCCGAACACCTGGCGGCCCGAAGAAGTCGGCTGTCTATGTGAAGTCCGGCAACAAGACGAAGATCGTGCGTTTCGGTGACCCGAATATGACGATCAAGAAAAGCAATCCAGCCCGGAGGAAGTCCTTCCACGCTCGCCATAACTGTGCGACTGCCAAGGATAAGACTACTCCGAGATACTGGTCTTGCAAGGCTTGGTGAAACTTACCCAGCATCCAGTCATCAAACTCCCCTCCACGGAGGAGTTGAAGCTGCTCCAGCAGAAACTGGGGTCGGAAAAACTCGCAGAAGTACTACGCATCCGTGAAGAAAAAATCCTTGCCGAGAAAACTGACCCATACCGCCACGGTTACGAGCCGTTCCACTGGCGCGATGCGGACGATCTACTTAAGAACCACCAAGAACTGTGCGTGTTGGGTGGTAATCGTGCGGGTAAGACTGAATGGGCTGCCAAAAGGATAGTTTCGGCGCTGGTTAACATCCCGAATGCCCGTGTGTGGTGTCTGCATACCACATCCCAGTCGTCCATCCAGATGCAACAGAACGTAATCTGGAAGTATATCCCCCCGGAGTTCAAGAGTCTGAAGAAGGGGCGGGTAACGAACATCCAATATTCTCAGAAAAACGGCTTTTCGGACGGCACTTTCATCTTTCCAAATGGCAGCCAATGCCATTTTATGAATTATGCCCAAGAAAAAAGAGTCATTGAAGGTGGCGAGTGCGATATCATCTGGTGCGACGAACTTGTACCACTGGATTGGATCGAAACACTACGATATCGTGTTGTTACTCGACGTGGTAAGCTGCTTGTCACTTTTACCCCAGTTTCGGGCTATACTAACGTCGTAAAGGAGTACATTTCCGGCTGTAAGGTGCTGGAAAGCCGTGTTGCGACCATTCTGGATCAGAAAATCCAGCACGTACCTGGCGTTCCGAACGGTCATATGCCTTATCGGGCTAAATCCCGTGGCAAGGATGCCGGGGTAGTCTGGTTTCACTCCGAGTTCAACCCTTACAACCCGTTCGACGAGCTGCGTCGCACCTTGGAGGGCAAAACCACCTACGAGAAGAAAATCCGAGCATACGGATGGGCTGACGGACTGGCTGGCGCTCAATTCCCACGCTTTGGTGACCTCAATGAGATTGATGACGATAAAATACCCGAAGAAGGCACTAACTATATGGTCGTTGACCCTGCGGGGGCGAGAAACTGGTTTATGCTTTGGCTTCGGGCTGTCGGAAGTGGCGAGAATGCCCGTTGGTATGTCTATCGTGAGTGGCCCGACGCTTCTTACGGTGAATGGGCATTACCAGACACCAAACTTGACGGGAAAGCCGGCCCAGCACAACGAGCAGGGGCTGGAAGAGGCATTGCGGACTATAAGTCTCTAATCCGTGACCTGGAGGGCGACGAAATCGTCGAAGAGCGTCGCATCGACCCTCGCGCCGGGGCTACACAGGCTGCCACCCAAGAAGGAGGCAGTTCCCTCATCGAGCTGCTTGCCGAAGACCCAGAACCGATGTATTTCGATCCGGCACCTGGCATCCGCATTGACGATGGCGTGTCCGTCATCAACGACGCTCTGGCTCACGACCCCGGTCAGCCCTTGTCGCCAATCAACGAGCCTAAATTGTATATCGCCAAGTCCTGCGAAAACCTTATTTACTCTTTAAGAGAGTGGACGGGTGCGGACGGTGAGAAGGGAGCATCGAAAGACCCAATCGACTGTCTCCGTTATCTGGCTACGATCCAGCCAGAACAATATGACGAGGACTCGTTCAGATGCAAAGGTGGAGGCTCTTACTGATGCGTAACCCCGACGAATACCCAATCCTGCTGTCCAGGTCGCTTGCCGAGCAGCTGACAGGAATTGATGTCCGTGAATTGGACAAACTGAGGAAAAACGGCATTATCCGGTGTTATACGACTCTTGGAGGTCAGCATAGATTCCATAAGTCGTCACTTTTACAATATATAGAAACAAAATCTACCAAAAGTTTCCAAAATGAACAGCACAGACTCCCGCAAGGATAAACTCACATTCCACACGGATACTCCCGACGTGGTGTATCTCCGTAAGGAACTTGAGCGTTCCCTGTACAACGGTGGTAACGTCGCCCGTCTGAACAGCAACGACGACATCCGTCTCACCCGTTGGGACGGTCAGACTGACGACGGCAAGAAGTACTCCAACAACGAGGGGGTTACCGCTTTCCCGTTTGAAGGTGCTTCCGATGTCCGTTGCCGTCTCGTTGACCAGACCATCAACGAACTTGTGGTGCTGATGGTGTCTTCGTGGAATCTTGCGCGTCTTCGTGTTTCTGGAACGGAGTACAACGACGCTGCTACTGCCGGGTCTATCCAGAACTTGGCTAACTGGGTCATCAACAACCGTATGAAGGCTGAACTCGCCCGTGAGAACGAACTCTGGGCGCAGTATACTCAGCAGTTCGGTTGGTCTGCCGTCCATATCGGATGGGAGCGTAAACTTGGCATCCGCAACTCCACAATCACCACAGGCGAAATCCAAGCCCGTGGTATGAACGGTGACCAGATGGCTATCGAACTTTTCGGCTCGCTTCAAAATACGGGTGCATCCGACCTCACAAAGTCGTTGTTAAGGGCTGTGTATAACGTAGCCGAATCCGAAGTGGAGCGAGTCGCCTATGAATTGACCAAGGCCGGCACGTCTACCTACCGGGAGCAGTACACGGTTTCCAGCCAGCCAGCCGTAGCTGCTCTTAAGCCCTTCGACGAGATTGCCTTCCCGCCGGAGACTCTCGACCTCCAGGATGCCCGTGTCATCTTCCGTCGAGTCCACTACACCGCAGTCGAGCTGCGTGAGTTCATCGAAACCGATGGCTGGAGCGAAGAGTTCGTTGAGGAAGCCGAAAATGCCGCTGGCAAGTCGTCTTGGTATGCAGACCCGAATCTCATCCCGACCACGACCAACGTCACCAACACGCTTCACCGTGCCGACAACCTGGTCGAGATCGTGTACGCCTATACCCGTCAGATTGGGCCGGACGGTATCCCCGCCATCTACTACACCGTCTTCTGCCCGCAAGTCCGTTCCGAACTGTACGCCAAGCACGAAATGCTTGAGTACGCCCACGGTCAGTACCCGTTCGTTGAAATGCGTCGTGAGCATCTCCGTCGCTCCATCATCGAGTCCCGTGGCGTTCCCGAACTCGCCTACACAGACCAGTTGGAAATCAAGGCACAGCACGACTCGATCCGTGACCGCACGGCTTTCGAGACTCTCCCGCCCATCAAGGTCAAGAAGCGTCTTGGCACTCAGAACCTCATCCAGCCGGGTGGTCTTCTGCCTGTTACCACGCCAGATGACTACACCTTCCTATCGCCTCCCTCCGGCAACCCTGCGTTGGCGTTCAATCTCATTGACCGTGTCGAAGCCCGCAATGCAGCTTACTTCGGTCTGTACCACGCCAACATCCCGCCCGTCAAGACCCAGACCACCCAGCAATTCCTGGTGAATAACTGGCTTAACGCCTGGAGCAAGGTCACCAAGCAAATCATCTCGTTGGCGCTACAGTATATGGATGGTGCAGAGATCGAGCGAGTCTGCGGTCAGCCCATCGTGGTCAGCCCGGACGAAATCTGCCAAGCCTATGACTTCAACATCTCGTACAACATCAAGGAACTCGATACCGACTATGTCTTGGAAAAACTTAAAGCAATGGCTTCCTTTGTTGTCCCGATGGATGCCGGTGGCATTCTCAACCGTAATGAACTTGTTACCCGCTTCGTGGAAGCCATCAGCCCAGAAGCGTCCAAGTCGCTCATCCTCGACCAAACGGCAGCGTCCCAAAAGATGTACGAGCAAGTCCAGACGGACTTCGCCAAGATGATGCTTGGGATGGAAGCCAACTACGTCGAGAACGACCCCTCTGCCAAGACCAAGCTGCAATACGCCCAAGACATTATGCAGAAGAACCCGAAGGCTCAAGCAGCTGCCCAGCAAGACCCTCAGTTCCAGGCTCTTCTCAAGAACTACTTCCAGAACCTCCAGATGAGCGTCAGCCAGCAGGAGAACAAGACCATTGGTCGTCTTGGCGTTACCCCGGTGGCAGACCAGTTCGCACAACAGCAACAGGCCGGTCAGCAGGGGATGATGTAATCTATGGCTAAGACCCTAATCGAACATAAACGCGCCCTTTCCTTTGAAACCAACGAGGTCTTTGACGCAGTCATTGCCTACCTCGATGCCAACATCGAAGGAGAGGTAGATCGCGCCATCTCGTACAATATCGAGGGCGAAAAGCGTATCCACGGCTGCGGACGTGCCGAAAGCCTCCGTGACTTCAAGGACTTGCTCTTGAGCGAGAACCAAGACGCTAAGGCCGGTAAGTATGGTTCGTGAGTTAAGGCAGAAGTTGCCAAAACTTACAAACACGGGTTCAGCCCGTTGACACACCTTGAAATGAGGGGTTATTCCCCATACGCCCCTGGGAGCGACCCATCCCTGTTATGCCAGAAAATCAAGATGCCGATATCGGTTCGGCTCAAAACAACACCGAGGTACAGTCCAACGCCTACTCCACAGGGCTAAATGAGGAAACCCTTGCGGATGCACTCCGTAAGACTCTGTTTGCCGATCCGGTGGAACAGACGGATGAAGCCCAGTCCGAAACTGAGGGCGAAGACCAAACGGAGGTCAAGGATGAGCCTGTAGCCGAAGCCGATAACGCTGAAACCACAGAGGAAGTCCCCCAGGCCGAGGATGGCGACGAAGTTCATTCCCAGGAAGCACAAGACGACGAGGGAGACAGCGATCTCTCTAAGGGTGTGCAGAAGCGTATCGACAAGTTGACCGCCAAGCGAAAGCAAGCGGAAGAGGAAGTCGCCAATCTCCGTAAGGAATTGGATGCGCTGAAGCAGACGGTGACCGAGTCACAGCAATCGAGCGAACAGAGCAATAATAGCGTCACTGACGCAGATAATCCGTTCAGTTCGTTGAAATCGAAGGCTGAAGTTGACAAGGAAATCGAACAAGCCCGTTGGCTACGATATAAGTGTATGGAGAACCCAGAAGGGTTCTTTTTGGGCGAGAGTCAGTACGGCCCGGATGACGTGAAGCGTATGTTGGTCAATTCTACGAAAGCGATTGAGGAGCATCTGCCTAAGCAGCTTGCCCGAATCGATACGGAGAATCGAATCCGACCTATTGCCGAAGCGAACTATCCGTGGTGGAAGACTCCAGCCTCGAAAGAGTACCAGATGGCTCAACAGATGCTTAAGACTGCTCCGCAGCTGCGCAACTTCCCAGACTGGCAAATCTTTATCGGTGATGCCATCCGGGGGATGCAAGCACGTGAGGGACAGGCTAAGGCCAGTTCCAATACCGCAAGCAAGTCAAAGTCCCTACCGCCCGTCCGTCCTACCGCTACCCCAGCCAAGACTAACTCTTCCGAAGCAAGAGCGAAACAGGCTGAAAGTCGATTCGCAAAATCGAACTCCGCAGATGACCTCGCCAAAGTGCTACTCGCTAAAGGCTTCATCTAAACCCTCCCCCCCCCTACCCCATAAAATACAATGGCAAAACTTCTCGAAAAGGACATCGTCAACGCTGGTAAGCGTGAAGACCTGGCTAACCTCATCGCTCTCGTCGATGCGAAGGACACCCCCTTCACCTCGATGGCGAAGAAGGGCGCTCAGCCCGGTAACACCATCTTCCGCTGGCAAGCCGACCGTCTCCCCGCTACCACCACTCCGACCCCTGTCGTTGACGGCACGGATGTCGATCCCAACACTGGCACGTCCAACTTCGTGTCCGATGGCGGTACTCAGTACCGTGTCGAACTGTCCAACCGCATCCAGATCTTCCGTAAGGCTGTCCGGGTGTCTAAGTTGACCCAGGACGTCGCCAACATCGCTGGTGTCCGTGACGAACTTTCCAACAACGTCTCCAAGGCTATCACCCTTGTGAAGCGTGATATGGAAATCGCTATGTGCGGTAACCAAGCCGCCCAGGTCGATAACGGCACTGTCGGCTATCGTACCCGTGGTCTGGACAAGTGGATCGTCACCTCCGCTAACATCGACACCGTTGACCTCCCGGCTGCTGCTTCGGCTTTCTGCCCTGCCGCCGCCCAGATTTCCGCTGTCGGTACTGCTGCCCTCACTGAAACCGTCGTGCAGGATATCCTCACTGGTATCTACAGCCAGACTGGTCAGTTCAAGGATTACGACGCTATCGTCGGCCCGACGCTCAAGCGAGCCTTCACGAACCTCGTGTTCACGACCTCGCAGAACGCCAACACGAACACGGCTTCAGTCATCCGTACGCTGAATCGTGAGTCCAATAGCGACTCGTACATCTCGTCGGTCGATGTCTTCCAGGGTGACTTCGGTCAGATTCGTCTGCACCCGTCGCTGTTCCTCAAGAACAACTTCTCTGGCTATATCATCCCGTTCGATATGGTCGAAGTCCGCTACGGTGGCAACGTCGCCCAGGTCACTGAGTTGACGGATAACGGTGGTGGCCCTGCTCGTCTCATCGAAGCGGTTGCCGGCCTCTGTATCTACAACCCGCTGGCCTTCGGTAAGTTCGACTTCACCGCCTAACCAATAGGAGGCTTGTCCGACATCATCCAGTCGATCTCTGAGGTTGTCCCCTCCCATCTCCGCAAGGATATGGAGAGGGAACTCCTCACGGGCTGGAGAATGCAGGAAGCGGCTTCCTATACACAGGCAAAGCAGTTTGCGGCCTTCAATCACGCAAACGCAGCTAAGGCAATCGATGGGGTAGGCGAGTTGAAGGCTCGTATCCCCATTTCTGCTTATCACTACTGGGGTCAACGCCTTGGTTATGAGTGCTGGAATGATGAGTCTTTCGTCAACGACTACATCAAGCACAACCCGGAAATCGCTGTTAATAACCGGGTCAAGCGTACCGTCGTGAACGGCGCTATCTTTACAGCAGACGGTTTCCTCACCAAATGAGAACCACCCACTTTTCCCCTATCCTGTTCAACTCCCTGCAACTTGCAGGACAGGATCGTCATATCGTTTCGGATGAGACATTCGCTCAATTCCGTGATTTCAACAACGAACGCCTTCGTGTCGCCTGGGAGTTGCAGGACTGGCCCGACCTCACCCGTGTCGCCCAGTTAACCGTATCCAATGACGGAAACGGTCTGGTTACTGCTGCCATTCCTGCTGATGCCGGGGAAGTATTCACCTGTTACGACAAAGACCCTCTCGTAACCACTAAGGCTGTCTCCTTGAACTTCCGTCTGTATGATGATGGCATCACGCAGAAACTGGTTTTTGCGTCAGACCCTGGCACTGTCTACGGAGAATACCGAATCAAACGTCCAGAACTCGTAGGCGATCTGTATGCGTCAACCGTTGCTTATTCTGTTGGCGCTCAGTGCTACTTTGATTCTGGCAGTGGTACTGGTACTTATACTCCCGTAGCCGGAAAGCCTCATTACGGCAATTTCTACAACTGCATCGAGGCTACCACGGCCGGTCAGTCACCGTCCACACATCCCTCCAAGTGGCAGATTGTGACCATCCCTTACCTCTTCGCCTCGTATATGGCGCGTGGTTCTTTTGCCGACTGGCTTCGCTCCGAGCTGCAAATCGAAGCATCCCAGGTCGCAGAGGCTGAAGCCGAGCGATACATCACGGATGCCATCGACATCGTCCTTCGCCAGCAGAAGCAAGTCAACCGCATCAATATGAACCAAACTTACTAATAAAATGGCCTATATCTCCACATCGTCTCCTTTCATCCGTTCTATGACTCATTCGGACATCTCCGTGTCCAATGCAGCTGTCACGGAAATCCTTGCACCGGCCTCTGCCACCGAGAAGCGAATCATCGTCTTCGTGCAGAATAAGTCGTCTTCTGCCAACCTGTACGTCATCTTCAACTCTGCTGGTAGCGTCGGCATTCTTGTGCCTCCCCTATCCAATACGAGCATCGAGAACTACACAGGCTCTGTCCGTGTGACTACGGACTCCGGCACAGCCTCCACCGTCCATCTGGCTTACGCAACGGTCTAATGCCGTTGACCGCCACAGTCCACACCCAACACGGGAAGCGAAAGTCTTCTCGTATGGGGAAAGGAAAACTTAAATGAGCCTACAGGCATCAGTCGGTTTTCAGATCCCTACGAATGTCGTAGAGGTCGGAAACGAAATCTCCACAGACCAGTTGGCTGCTATCCAGGCCGCCAGTACCCCGTCTACCGGGAATCCTTTTGCTACACAAAGTTGGGTTGGTTCACAAGGCTACCAGACAGCATCTGGTCTTACACAAGACCAAACCTACGCCATCAGTTTGGTTGCTGTTGTGAACTCGTTCACTTGGAACGGCTCTAACTGGCAAGGCACTATCCTTGGTGAGACTCCGTATTTCAGCGCCAACAAGTCGGCTAACTTCAAGTTCTTTATGAACAACTCGTATGATTTTACGCCTACTTGGTCTGGAACTTCTTTTTCTCTTCCTTCTATGGACGACTCGTCCACAGTCACCACTACCGGGTCTGGTGAGTCCTTCACGATCAAGTGGAACGGCTACAATGGTGGTGTCCCGGTAATCTAACCTTTATGTTCACATTCCTCCTATTTCTCATTGGCGTTGGCATCGCTGGCGCAGTCGGTTTCTACGCTGGCGTTAAGAACGCTGGCTCGTCCAAGGTCGCTAAATTCAAGGAACTGGAAGACACGCTGAAAAAGTAATGCCAGCCCGTGAGTACGTAGTCGATGGTGACCAGGGGTTCATCGGCTTGAACTCAAGGGACAACCCGGTCAATCTGGGTAAGAACTTCGTATCCAGGTCGCAGAACTTCCGTATGGATCGTGGCGTTGCCACCCTACGGAAAGGGGCTGAACGGCTTACCCCTACTGCTTTCGTATCCACAGGCAGGACTATCTATTCCAGCTGCACCTACACGGACAGCACAGGCGTAGAGTACATCATCCTCATTTGCGGTGACGGCCTGTATAAGTTCAACCAAGAAACGGAGTCCTTTGCGGCTGCTTTCGTAGCCTTCCCTGCCGGGGAGGTCATCACGGCTTCCGACGATGTGGATGCCTACCAAGCCCAAGGCAACGGCTACGTCTATATCTGCCGTGGGTTCTCGAAGACTACGCTCCGCTGGGATGGCTCTACTACTATCGTTATCCCTGGAGTTAGCGTACATACCAACTACCCCAATAGCCGTCACGCCATTTACTATGGAAACCGACACATCGTTCAGACGGATGGTAATACCTTCCGTGTAAGCCATTACCTAAAAGACGATGGTTGGACTGCGTTGGATATGTTCAGCATCAACGACGGTGGCAATGACCGTCTGATTGCCATTACTCCTTGGGTGCTTAACGAGTTCGTTGTGTTTATGCGTAACAGCATCTTCTACGCCAACGTAGGGGTGGGTTCGTATAACGCAGGGGATGCAGCTACAGAGCCGGACTCTTACATCAAGTCCTTGGCTACCGATATCGGATGTATCGCCAAGAAGTCCGTGGTACAGGCCGGTGGTGGTATCTTCTTCCTGTCCGATAATGGGGTCTATGTGGCTAACCCTGCTGGCGCTGGATCGGCTGGAACTAACGGCAATACACCGGAAGGGATGCGTCTCCTTACCATCGCAGAGCCTCTGTCATCCCCTATTTCTGATGTCATCGAGCGTATCAACTACAACTATGTTGATAAGGCCGTAGCGACCTACTTCGAGAACCGTTACTATCTGGCTGTGCCGCTGGACTCCTCCACGGTCAACAATGCCGTCTTGGTCTATAACTTCGTCAACAAGGCTTGGGAGTCCGTGGACACCTATCCTGCCGGGTTTGACATCAAGGCGTTCCATATCGCCAAGAAGGGCAACCGTCGTCGCCTGTTCGCCATCGACCAAGAGCAGGGTGTTTTCCTTATGGAAAGCCTTGAGTGGGACGAGTACGGTAGTGCCACGCTTACCCCTCTTCTTGACAGCCCTACCTTCAAGTTGGACTCCCCTGGGGCTATCCTGCTTTCTGGGTCGTTCACCCCGAACGCCATTCAAGGTGTCCTTACGACCCGTGCGTACGCCTTCGATACAAACCGTGAGAAACGGTTCTCCAGCGTACAGGCTGACATCTCTATGACCGTTGGCGCTGATATGTACATCGACCTTCTGGTAGTAAACCCAGACAGCACGACCCGGCTGAACTCCTTCTTTGCCGATGCCAACGAGGATTATCTTCTTCGCTTACCCGCTCGCAAATCTGGGTATTATGCTCAAGTTCAGTACACAGTAAACGCATACAGACCTTCCATCCGATCCACGACAATCCAAGCAATCGTTCCAGGTCAGATGACCGCATCTAAAAAATAATGGCTCAATTCCAATCCCCGCTTACATTTACCTCTGGTCAAGTCCTCACGGCAGCTGACCTCAACGCCCACGTCAATAGCGCGACGCTCCTGCCGGGGTCTATCAACGACCAGACGGCTATCACGGCCTTCGACATCCAGTCCACGGATACCTTCAACATCTACGACGCTTCTGGGGCTGTGCTTCGGAAGGCTACGGTTGATGACCTGTTCCGTTCCGGGCAGATTGCCAAGTTCGACAACATCAGCGGTAAGTCTGGTCAGAACCTGGCGATTACCCCTGCAAGTGGCTTTGCTGTCGCAATCAACGGCAACCTTACGTCCAGCGGCACATTGGCTGTCACAAGCACATCGACCCTTAGTGGTGATGTTACTGCTGGCGCTAACCTTACGGTGGTCGGTCTTGCTAACTTCAACACGACTGAGGCCATCAAGATTCCTGTCGGCACTACCGCCCAGCGTCCGGCTACCCCTGCTACTGGTCAAATCCGCTACAACTCGACCTTGGCGGCTACGGAAATCTACAATGGCACGGCTTGGGATCCAGTCCCTGTGGCTGGCACGAACCTCACCCTGCCCAATACGGTCAACTTTACTGGCACGATCCAGTACAATGGTACGGCTGTTTATAGCCTTAGTGCAATTACGGAGGAGACTATTACAACCGCTACAGGCTCTGGGGTTATCTGGACAT